CAACCAGTTAACAGACTTACCACGAATACCAGAGGCAGTCGTAGCAGCAGTAAATACCTTGGATCCGTTTTCTAATTCAACGTCACCCTTGTTCCAAGTCTTAACCCCTTGTTGCATCCAGAGAGGCAAGTTCTCGAACATACCTTGATAACGATTCATGACTTCGCGAGCAGCAGAAGTCTTGTTCGCAAGAATAGCAACAGTTTTTGCATCCTGAAACAATGTATACCACAAGATACAGGCAGCAGATGTAATAGTCTTACCCTGCTGGCGACCCTCCATGAGAATCGCTTTACGATTGTCTAGGATGTGGTGGACTTTGCGCTTCTGGCACTCATATAATTTGAATGGAATGAGACCTTCGTCGAGCGAAACAATCATGCAATAATTTTCAATGAAGTAAATTGGATCTTCCTCGCATAAAGCGAGTTCCGTCAATTGCTCCGGAGTAAAATTATGTTTGTATCCGATCGGTTTTAAATTAATATTACCGTGATACGAGGATTCCTCAACTATCATGTTCTATTACTTTTGCTTTCTCTGCTTTCAATGCCTTGAGCAAATCCTGGGTGCTGCCAGAAAAGATAATGTTATTCTGCGTGTCGATTTGTTGAGTTTTCTTGCTATCGTCCTGTAGAATTTTTTTCTTTTTTGCTTGTAGATCCAATAGATCCTTCGCAGTATCACCAGTTGTTTTGATCAACTGCCCGACTACTTCATAAGCACGAGGACTGTCACTTGCTAGAGCGACATTTAACATGCCCTCTAATGCCTTTTGACTAGTTCCAATCAACTCATTAAGTTTATTTCTAGCATGGTTGTAGTCATCTTCGATATCATTACCAGTAGATTCTATAACTGCTGGAACTGAAGATGCAGTTGTGGTTGCAGGGAGAACTTCTACCTCAATTACTTCAATTGTTTCTTCGGGGATCTTTGTCGTTTCGGTTCCAAAAAGATCGTCGAGATCTTGATAATTACCCTTGTTCATAGAATTCATCGAATTGCTCCACATAATCCCAATCGTCAGTCACCGCAGCAGTATTTGGATTTGTTGTTACTTGATATTTTTGTTCATAATTTGGTTGTTCAATATCTGTATATGTATTCGCAATCGCAGTACGGATAATTCCTTGCTGCTCAACTGGACCATATAGGTTCAACCCAAGTGTGAAGTTTAACGTCCAGACAATTGAACGTCTTTGCATGTAGTCACCAGCATAATCGTCTTCATAATTAATAGAATCGAGAATTATCTGAAGATCTCTCTTAATTCCCATTGAAGGAATATCGGATACAGTAACACAGAAGTCAGGATTGAAGAACGGAATTATTTGTTCAATAATTTGTAAACCATCATCTTGATTCTTTGCCATTATATACAACGAAACATCCATATCATATGGCGTGCTTGTGAATTGAGTTCGCAGCACATTAGCAGCGTCACCCTGACCAACTGCCACGTTCTTTGTCAACAAGTTAATTTTTCTCGCAGGATTATATTGTAATCCCGTAATCTCGAAACCCATTCGCGGAAGAATAATTGCTGCTGCTTGAGTCGTAGTTGATGGAACTTCTGCGATACGAGCAAGAAACTTATTTTTCGGTGAATATGCTAACGGAACACGAACAGATTGCACGACTTCTTGATCAGAATTGTATCTCTTAACTGAGATCTGATTGAAGATTGTGCCGAAAGCAATAATTGCTTTTCTGATATGTTGATGGTAGAAGTGTTGACGTAAAAACATTATGCTCTCTTTTGTACCTCACCGAATGGATTGAATGCCGTGAAGTCTAGAATGCCTTCTGCTTCTACCTCGAATTCATCATTGTCTGCTTGCTTATCAGTATCTGCTGTAGCATATACCTCTAGGATAATTGAATCATCACTATTGTTTAGAACCAAATCTCCTGACTGCATTAACAGTTGGAATCTGTATGTGTCTTGACTTGATGCGTCTGTTATTGAATCAATTTCTGCAATTCCAGTATCGATTCTTTCCGAACTGAATTCGAATACATCACACTGCAGTTTAAACGTGTATATCTTACCAAGTTGGTAAAACGGATTCAAGAAGTCGACATACTTGATTACGAAAAATGTTTTGGTTTTCGAGAAGTAAAGTAGGTCGCCTTCTGCTGGACGATCGGGTAGTTGAACAGTTGCATTCTGAGCAACCCCCTCTTCCCAACGTCTCTTAGCAACTACGAATGTTGCTGAAGATCTAAATTCAAATCCGAACTTAGTGAATAGTTCGCCTTCGCCTTCGAACCCTTGAACGTTCTCAAGATACATTTCAAGTGGATATGCCTGATCAAAATACGACAGCGCATCTTCGCCTAGAATACCATCTAGATTACCTGTTTGTCTTGGCAGATAGTAAACATCATGTCCATAGATCTTCAAACTTTCAATGACAAGATCTTCCACCAAACGTTGTTCGTTTGTGGTTCCAGATGTATTACCAGATTGAAAGTAGAAGTTTGTTGGCATGTCTTATCCAACCATAAAGTCTATTGGCAACTCTGACTTTAATTGCATTTCGGTTTCGATTGTTGCGATTTCTTCGACTGCTTCTTCGTAGATCTCTTTGCCGTTTAGTATAACACCACCAGGAAGTTGGATACCACCAAACTTTTTCATGTTCTCACCCCATTGACGTTTGATCAATGCAGTTGAATAGCGTTTCAGGAACATGTCATCATAGACTTGAGTGTAGGTTGATGGATCTAGGATACGATAACACTCAACGACAATAAAATCATCAGGATTTAATACCTCTTCCCAATTCATGTCAATATACATTTTGTCCATTTTACGATTGTATTTGAATGACCGATCACCAACAAGAAGCATGTCAAGCATAGATAGATGCTGTTGAACTTGTGTGTAATAAACCATGTCAGCAGACAGTAAGTTATACATGTCATTGAGGCGGAACTGATAGATAAGATCGAACATGTTGTTTCGATTGTTCATACCAGAACTTGGACCGTTGACTGGAAGAACACGAATAACACCGATTACCGAATCTGGGAGTGGGAGATACCCATTCTGAATATCTCCTGCAGTATAAAAACTAGTTGCTGCGAGTGCTCTGCTGAATCCTGAGGTAGATCCAGTTACAGTTTCACCTGCTGTGAATGTACCCTTTACGTTGGTTATTCTTGCGGTAGTTCCGGATAAGGTATATAGAATACATGTTGCGCCTGAAGTGTTACCGACTAACAACTCGTTGTTTTCGAACGAAGGCGATGATAACCCTGAGAATCTCAGTTCTGCGGTTGTGACTTTGTGCGTCAGGTAGAGTCTTTCGACACCATCGAAGTGATACTCTTGGAAATATTGTAATGCGTCGTCGATGCGATCTTCTACTTGATCATCGTCCACGTTAATTTCAATTACTGGAAATCCTAGTCTACGGAGACAGTAATCTATTAGTCCTTGTCTTGATGAAATTGCCATTTGTATTCCTCTTTAGGACTATTTATATTCAGACAATAGAACCCAAATCCCTAGAAACAGTAGAACTATCAGTTATCAATCCGAGATCAACAGTTTCTGGAACAGTAAATAAATCAGCGTCATAACTTATTAGTTGAACGACTGAACCGCTACTATTTTTAGAATACATTTTACCGTCTGCTAGATTGATTGCAATCTCACCAGTTAATAAAGATCCTGCACCAGGAGCAGATCCAGATGTTTCTGAACGTTTATGTTGAACAGTTGTTGCCATTAGTTGAGTAGAGTTCCTGCTGCATTGTAAACATTAATGCGATAGTGTGCGCTTGAGTTACCATCAAGAAGATCGGCATCTAGTCCTGAACCTGCCCCATCTACTGTCTTAATTGCATCAAGCATGTTAGATGCGGTGAATGCACCACCTAGTGATACGGATGTACCAGCAAGAGTGATTGCACTATTTGTCAGAGAACCATTACCGATATTTGATAGTGTATTTGATGCGCCAGAGATAGTCTTGTTAGTAAGAGTCTGAGTACCTGTTAGCGTAGCAACAGTCGAGTCAATCGCAACAGTAACTGCACCAGAACCATTAAACGATGTGCCAGATAAACCAGTACCAATTGTCAGCGTATTAGTTGTGTTCGCTGTAATTGTAATAGCAGCAGATCCGTCGAACGAAACACCGTTAATTGCTCTAGCAGTTGCTAGAGTAGTAGCAGTAGAAGCATTACCAGTTAGAGCACCAACGAATGAAGTTGAGGTGACTGAAGAAAGTCCAGCGAAGGTTGTTACAGTTCCGCCAAGACTTACATCTGTCGAACCAATTGTGACTTTACTATTAGTTAGAGACGAATTAGCAATGTTCGATAATGTGTTCGATGAACCGCTGATTGTTTTATTAGTTAGTGTTTGAGTTGCGGTAGTACCAACAACTGGAATATAGTTAGTTCCGTCTACTGTATATTCCCAAACATCAGTAGTTTCATTCCATCGAAAAACAACATTAGTAGAAGATCCACGCTCAACTTCGATACCAGCATTTTGACTTGGTGTGCTGGTTTCATTACTATTAAGTGTAATGATATTATCAGCAAGATTGATAGTTTCGGTATTTACTGTGGTTGTAGTTCCAGAAACAGTTAGATTACCACTAACAGTTAAATCGTTGAACGTAACGTTGGAACCAGTTCCAACTGCCTGACCAATAGCAACTTGACCATTGGTAATAGTAACACCAGTTCCTGCGCTAAAGTGAGCACGAACATCTGTTGCACTTGGTCCAGTAAAAGTTAAAACACCAGTAGAACTATTATACGAAAGAGATCCATCACCACCAGAGTCAGTAACTGAAATCGCTGCTCTTGCCAGCGCATCAGTATACTGAGTTATGGTCGACGAAATAGCACCATTAGTAATACTAATTCCAGTGCTTGCACTAAAGTGTGCTCGAACTTCTGATGCGCTTGGTCCAGTATATGTTATTACGCCAGTAGTGTTATTGTATGTAAGAGAACCATCACCGCCAGAGTCAGTGACCGAAATATCTGTTAAGTCAATAAAATTGGCAATCGCTGATTCTTTCGCCAGCGCAAATCCGCCAACTGTTGAACCATCATGAACTACTACTGTATCTTTTGTTGTGTCAACAGTAACCTCACCAAGAACACCTGTAAAAGTAGAGTGTTCGGCAGTAGTTCCTCTTCTAAATTTTAAACTCGTTGCCATTTTAATACCTTATTAATTCAGTGGAAACGTTCACACAGCAGGTTCTTCTGCAGCAGAATAATCATCTGCTGTTTCAAATGGCATATTTCCGTCAAGACCAACATAATTTCCCGTGGGTTTCGGTTGCTCCAACTGTTGTTCTAACAATTGAATTTTAATTGCTTGTTCTTTAAGGGTTTCATTTGCCATTGTGAGTTGTGTGTTCAGCATTATATTATCAAGTGTCAATGCCTTCAGTCGTTCTGCTAGATTAGCAATATACGAATTAATAAACTTTGTTTGATCCATTATTAATCTCCAAAAGTGGGAGAGGAAAATTCCTCTCCCGTACTATATATTAGTATGTTCCACCGTCGATATTACCGAACGCTGGTGTTCCACCTGAACCACCAGAAATAAGCACCTGACCTGAAGTTCCAGCAGAAGTTGCTGCCAGAGCAGAGGTTCCGTTACCGTAGAGAATACCCTTCGATGTGAAGGTTCCTACACCAGTACCACCATCAGCAACTGCGATGTCAGAAGAAAGACTCGAAACGGTTCCACCTTCGAGGTTAGCAACGAGAGTAGCAACAGTATAACCAGTTGCGCCAGTGTTAACAGTTGTAGTTGGAGCAGCTTGCGAATCTTTGTAGAGTTTCCACTTACCGTCGGAAGCATCGCGGAAGAAACCTGAGTAGAGGTCTAGAGAACCAGACGTATCATAAACACCGAACAGACCGATGTCAACTGCATCAGTTGAGGTATTGTCTGTAGCAAGTCCGATCAGCGGATCTGAGACAGTCAGTGTTGTTGAGTTAACAGTGGTTGTTGTTCCCGAAACTGTAAGGTTTCCAGCAACTGTTACGTTAGCGCCTGAAAGTGTCAGAGCAGTAGTACCACCCGATGACTTGATGTCATTTCCAGTAACTGTTAGGTCACCAGCAACAGCAACATTAGCACCGTCAAGTGTAAGTGCAGTAGCAGAAGATGACTTAATGTCATTACCAGTTACGGTAAGATCGCCAGCAACAGCAACATCAGCACCACTTAAAGTAAGTGCAGTTGCAGAAGATGACTTAATATCGTTTCCTGTGACTGTTAGGTCACCAGCAACGGCAACGTCTGCACCCGAAAGAGTGATAGCAGTTGTTCCACCATTTGCCTTAATGTCGTTACCGCCAACTGTTAGATCGCCGACAAGAGTAACGTCGTCTGTAAGAGCAACAGTAACTGCACCACCCTCAGAACCTGAACCCGAAACAGAAACTTGGTTTGCAGTTCCAGCAACAGTAGCAACGTAGTTACCAGTTGTGTCAGTTCCAAGAGCAACCGAGTTAGCAGCAATCGAAGCAACACCTGTTTCGCTGATTGTGATATCACCTGAAACAGCAGCATAGATGTAATCACCAATATCTTCAGCAGTAATCTTCTTGTTTGCAGTCGCCGAAGCATCATAAACAATAAATTCGTCGGCATCAGCAAGTGCTGTCAGAGCAGTAGCACCAGTAATATCAAGAGCGATACCAACTTGGTTGTCTGAAACTGTTGTCTTGACACCAGCAGAACCAGCAAAAGTCAGAGTTCCACCAGTTGTAAATGTATCGGTATTTGGAGTTCCTTGATTGTCGCTCAGTGTGAACGAACCTGAAGGAATCGCTGCCCATGACGTAGCGCCCGAACCGTCTGTTTTCAGAAACTGATCAGCATCACCATCGTTTACAGGGAGAGTAAGAGTATAATCAGCAGCAAGAGTATTAGGTGCCTTAACAGTTATCTTGTTAGAACCATTTGATGTTCCTTCAGCGAAAGTTGCTCCACCACCAACTGATGTTGTTGCGTCGATAAGACGAGCATCAATCTTGTCTGTGAAATACTTACCGCCGACTGCATGAATGGCAGCAGTGCTACCTTCAATAGATTCGATGTAAAGTTTTGCACCTGCGCCATTATTGCTGGCGTCTTGTGCGTATGCCATTTCCCCTTCAAGGAGAGCCGCATCAGTTGGAGCAGTTGAACCCGCACTTCTTTTAATTTGAATGATTGTTGACATTTACCGTTTCCTTTTTTGGATTTCATTAATTCTTAATACGTTCCGCCGTCAATATTATCTAAAATAACTTCAGAAGCAGGATTTGCTGCCTCCCATTTTCTGGTCGTTGAGTTATAAATCAATGTGTATCCATCTTGTAGTCCACTGGCATCGACATCAGCAATCGTTTCGAGTTTGGTTGCTGCTTTTTTGCTTACTATACTTGTATTTATAATGTTTGAATTTGGGACAGTAACTTTAATCGACATTATTTGGTTACCTCCGGATTAATTACTACAATTCCTTCAAGAACTCTCAGAGTTTCACCCTCACCTGTAATTTCAATATCATAAACATACCTTCCTGCTTTAATTGCTGATGTTTGCACAGCAGTCAATGAAATAGTAACTTCACCTTCTGCTGGCAGAGAAACCGTTGCAGTAAAACTTATAGAAGTATTAGTGTAGTATGATTTGCGCATTTGTGCTGCTACAGTATAATCAGAGAGATCTTTTAGATCTCCGTTCTGGTCATTTACTACAAGAGATAAAGAAAAAGTTGTTCCCTGATCAATGTATATATTTTGAATTTGTGCCATCTGGAACCCTTATAAATTATACGGTAATATTTATAATAAATGAGAATACTATGCAAACGATTTTGATGTTAAAATATGGCAAAAAATATTCTGCGTCGGAAGTAAATAGAATAGTAAATGATACTGATAGAAAATACAACTATGCTTGTATCACCGACGATCCAACAGACCTAGATCCAATAATAAAAATAATTCCAATGCCAGAAGATGTAGAAGGTCACTGGATTAAAATATGGATGTATACTCTAGAAGGTTTGGGTGATACCTTATACTTGGATCTTGATATTAGAATACAAAAAAATATTGATCATCTGTGGAATTACCTTGACATTTATCCAACAATAGCGTATACTTACTGGAAGAATAAAGAGTGGCCAGATTATGATGGCGGAACTCATGGTATGCGTTACTTGAGTAATTACAACTCGAGTGTTGTAATGTGGAAAGAAGGAACTGTTCAACACATTTGGGAACACTTTGAGAACAACGCTGATTACTACATGGTTAAATATTTTGGTGATGATAGATTTTTATGGCATGAAGATTTTCGATTTAATCGTTTCCCACGAGGCGAGTTATACTCATTTGTATATGGCGCAGATTATTATGGCGTAGATGATGACAATGATTCTTTTGTCTATCGTCCGAGATACACCATAGCATTACTAAACGGATTGGACCAGTTTCCTGGAGCAGATAAAAAATATGATGAACTTCGTATGCATTAAGTGGGGGAATAAGTATCCCGCGAAATACGTAAACAATCTTTACAACATGGTCAAACGAAACTTCGAAAATGAGTTTACGTTTACTTGTTATACCGATGACGCAGAAGGTGTTGAGTGTGATACTGCACCAATTCCTGATGATGGGATTTTACATCCCAAACATTGGTTCGGAAAAGAAACTTTCTGTTTCGATCGTGCAAAGTTTTTAGTATTCAATTCACATAACTGGTTAGGATACGTTGGTAACTGGTGTTTCTTTGATTTAGATGTAGTAATTCAAGAAGATATTACTGACGTTGAGTTACTCGCACAAAAACCCCGTATCATCCAGTGTCGATGGCAACCACAGTCGCAGAAACATGATAGACTTTTCATCGAAACTCGAGGAACATTTTATAATTCCAGCATGATGCTTTGGTCTGGTGCTGCATGCGAACATATTTACAACGATGTGTTGGAACATTCAGAGTCGGTATTTAAAACTTTCTTCAAGGGAAGCGACAATTACCATTACTGGAGGCAGAGAGATTTCTGGAAGGATATTCCTGGTGGATGGATATATTCTTGGAACCGTGGTAAACATCATCCCGATGATGCAGAACGATTTAAATTTAGACCAGATGCTAAGATTTGTTTGTTCAATACAGACAACATACCACATCCATCAGCAAAAGAACAGATAGACTTATCTGATTGTTTAGATGAAAATATTGTTAGGTTGTGGAAATGAGAGTTAATTATGTCTGCTCTAAATGGGGAACAAAGTATTCCGCCGAGTTTGTTAACCGACTTTATCGAATGGCAAAGAAGCACACCCCTGATAATTTTGAGTTCCACTTCTATTGCTATACTGATAACAGTGAAGGATTTGATAATGAGATTAAAGTCATTGACTTCCCAGACATTCCCGACATCCACCCAAAATACTGGTTCGGATCTGAGGATTTCAAATACGGCATGGCACGTTGTTGGGACAGACCAAAGACGTTCATCTTCAATACACATAACTTCGCAAACGATAAACCCACTGGAAGATTTGTCTTTTTCGACCTTGATGTTATCATTCAAAATGATTTGTCGCCGATCATCACTTATGACCTAGAGAATCCTACCAAGTTACGTTCGTGGTGGCAAGACCCTAGACCCATGAAGTCTCGTAACTTTAAGTTGTCACATGGTGCATATACCAATGGCAGTTGTATGGTGTGGTCGGATGATCAGACAGAATGTATTTGGCAGGACGTGTTAGAACACCAAGAACGTATTTGGTTTACATTCACCGATGGAACAGATAACTATCACAGTTGGCGTTGGGGCGACTTTAGTAATACTCCTCTATGGAAGCACTTCCCAAATACATTTGCTTACTCATACAACAGAGGTCGTGATTGGGATTCAGGAGATCTAGAGGTCGCTATATATAGAAAAGACTGTATTGTATGCGTCTTTAATGTGGATTTACTCCCGTTCAAAGACAATAGCAGAGGCAAAGTGAAACAGGAATCGTTGGTCGATCCTGATCTTTTAGAACATTGGAATGTTTAATGATTAGTATATACACAGTAAAGTGGGGATTCAAATATGATTCGGAAGATGTCAATAAAATTCTCGAACAATGCAAACAACACATTACAACAGAATTTGATTTTTATTGTTTGACCGAACATTCTGATGGGTTATTTCCAGAAATTAATGTCATTCCATTACCCGAGGATAACTACTACGAAAAATGGTGGAATAAGTTATATCTTTTTGACCGAAATGTTGTTAAGCAAAAAGGAGAAAAA